TCGATAAATTCTTGATCGGTCATTAGTCCACCATCTGTACAAATCGTTGGGCCCAACTGCGCCAGTCAGGAAAGTCAAATGGGTCAGGAACGTTTTTCTGGCTTAGTCCTGAGATAACGCAAAACTGTAGTGCCCATTCTTGCCACTTGTCCTCATCGTCTAGCCTTGAGAGCGCTCCATAGGTGGACAGGTCCATAACGATCTGATCGGCCCAGTCGCGCAATCCGATTATAACGGGCTGCGTGACCACGTGGAACCTCCTACAACACCGCCGAGCATAGAACCATCTGCCTCGCCTACATGCGCGATGATCTGGCCCATCTGGTAGTCGCCATTGATGGTGTTAGAGGTAAACTTAAACCGCAGTTCGCGGCGTTCTTCTTTGAACCAAACTATCTGCTCGTAAGGATCTGTTGGAATGGCGTAGATTACACGTTCAGGGCCCTGGACCTCAAGGGCCTTGGCATTGGCCCGCCCTGTCAGCTGGACGGTCATATTCTCAGACTGCACAAAGTCGGGCTCAATAGCCTCAACCCGAATCCATTTGTTCTTAGACCCGCCTTGAGGGACCAACATGCTCATGTCCGCCGTCTCAAAAAATGAAGGAACCGCCGTGATGAACTGGCCGTCGATCTCGTTAACGTTGTGCTCATGCTGCCAGACCTTATAACCTTCTTCAGGGACCACGACGCGTTGGTCGCCGTCTTGCGTGATCCGAAGGTCCCCAGCCTCAGTGACGCGGTTGTTTGGTACAAAAGTGGACGTTTGTAGGCCGCATAGAAATGGCGCAGCGTACAAAGGAGACCACTCCCCAGCGGTCCGTCCACCATTAGGCAACTCGGTGTCATACCAGGTGTTCTCGCGGACGTTGTAGATAATGGCGTGGGTGCATTCTGTCGCATTTCCGCGAGGATAGCACCACCAGATCTCCCCGTAACGAGGGACCTTAAAAGCCCATACCCGTTGAGCAGCCGCCCTGTTTAAGCCGTCATAGAAGTAGTTGATGTTTAAGTTGTTGGGGATCTCGCGAACCACGCCGTTAAACATCAGCATGCGATCTGTTCCCAACCAGAAGTATTGGCCGTCGTATTCAATGACAGAAGCGGCAGACAAGATGCTGGAATACGGGCTGATCGTGTCAAACTGAAAAACTTCAGTGCCTCCAACAAACGAACCGCGAATCACCGCGTCTGCACTCCAAAAGAGGCCTGAGGGAGCGTTGCCTGGACCACCCCTAAGAGCAAGGCCACGGACAATCTTTTGACCTGCTACGCGAGCATTCCCTGAGCCTACGCCAGTCAAGTCTGTGGGGGCGCCCGCTACTGACCATCCAATGACGCCGTCGTTTCCAAAGTACATCAGATAGGGGTGCAGGGAGACCACGCCCCCAGTGGCGCTTACTCCAGCCGGAAACGTTGTGACTGCAGTCAGACGATCGGTCCCCGTCATAGAGCCAATAAAGATCTGGCCTCCGTCGGTATTGCAAAGACAGCCCGCATTTGGGGCCACTTGGGCCACGATCATGTTGGCAGCAGGGATAGATTGGCTGTCATAGATCACGTCAAATTGCCAAAGATTGTCGTCACTGACCGCGTACGTGATTGGAGTACGGTCAGCAATCAGGCTTGTATTGCCGCTGCCATCGATGGTAAAACGCTCAACAAAGCTTGCGCTTCCGGAATGGAAATAAGTCAAGCCATTCTCTGTAAACGTCTTAACTCCGCGGCTGACTTCAGTCAAGTAGCGGTTGATGACTGTATATCCTCCAATCTTACGGGGAAGGCCACGTTGCCAACGGACCCATTGACCGTCGACGTAGTAGTCGCCCTCGTACCTGGTGCCGTCGCGCTTAATGCCAGGCAGCGACTTAAGGACGATTGGAGTTGTTGCCATCAGTAAGTTCCACCCTGGATTGGATCAAGGCCAATGGCCACTTGTGCGGTGGCTTGAGAGACTGCAGTAAAAAGAGCAATACCCGTTGAGGTTCCGCCTAGGTTGATCAAGGCGTTTCCTGCAGTAGTGGCTCCAGTACCACCGTCAGAGATACTGATGGGAACAGCCACGCCGCCGGTATCAGCCGCCACAACATTGGTGCCATCAGAATACAAGATGGCTCGTGAGCCTTGGTTGACAACAGCTCCAGCTGCGACTGATGTCTTAACGGTAAGAGTATAAGGCCCCGTCGTGTTGTTGGCCACCCAGTATTGCTGGACTGTTTGGGGCACAATGACGTTGCGATTGCCTGTCAAGACGCCCGTAAAGTTGTAGGCAATGCGGTTTAGTTCGCTGCCGGACAAGGTGTAGTTGCCGGTTCCTGCTACGTTGATGGACGTATAGTCAAACGCAAAGACGGGCGATTGGCCGTACCCAAGAGTGTAAAAGTTGCTGCCATCCGTAAAGATAATGGCAGAATCGCCAGGCTGGAAGCTTATAGTAGAGGAGCCATTGATTGTTTGGGAACCTGGAGGATCTACTAAAAGGGCCCCTGTGCCTTCGTTGCGAAGCTGGATAAACCAGTTGTTTCCAAGGGTTCCGGCTGCGGCTGATGTGAGAGTACCCGCGCCACCATTCCAAATGAAGGTCTTAGCGCGATCATCGGTCCCAGCCGTATAGTTGCTTCCAAAGAACGTGACGGGCATTGCCAAGGACAAGAGGGAGCCAATGGCAACTAGACCTGTCCCTGCCAAAGAAGCTGCATTTGCCGTTGAGACTGCTGCTCCAAACTGAAAGGCAAGCCAGGTGCCTCCGGCTGTCGTATTGTTGGTCAGGTAGATCTGCCAGACTTGGCCTGCTGTGGGAGCGGCTATCTGCGTCCCTGCGGCATTCCGAATAATGAAAGAACTGGCACCAACGTTGTTAAACAGGATGGCTTGGCCTGTAGAAGCCTCCAGGGCACTTGGCAAAGTCAGGCTCCAAGGACCTGCCGTGGCCGTGACATCCATGATGCCGGCAATCAGGTTTGTCGAAGGCGCTGTCTCAAGTGCCCAATCAAAAGTTGTGTTGGCCGTAAGGCTGACAGTCGCGTAGCTGATCTCAGCGGGGGAGATGTTGGTGCCGCCAAAGATGTTGGTGTAGGTGGTCATATTAGGCCTCGTTTCTTACGGCACCACGGTCTAAGATCTTGCTCATGTCTTCCCCTTGCAGTGCTTGCGCGGCTGATTGATACATGGCTTGCCAGACTGGGATTCGTTCGTCGTTTTTCAAGAATGGGGTTGCTTCTAACAGGGTCGCGTACAGCAACAAGTTGGGGGCGTATTGGGTCAGCCAGTTGGTCTGAGTATTGTCGTCTAACAAGACGGGCAACTCGTAGTACAAGATCTCAATTGGATAGGTAGAATCAGGCGTCGGGGCAATGATCCAGTTGGTGTAGTTGTAGTCGGCGTAGAACACCGGTTCGTCGGTCAGGGTGTCGTTGGGCCAGTAGCTTCTGACGTACTCGTAGGCCCTTGAGAACAGCTGGACGCGCGTATTGCCGCCCGTACTGGTTCCGATGTTCATCGAGATAGTCTCGCGCCAACGGTCTGGTTTGGCAAGTACGGCAACGCCAGCTTGCAGGTTTGTCACAACGGCCACTTGAAAGCCTTGAATCTTAAGATCGCGGCTGATGCGGCGTTCTGCAAAGTTGATCAGGCTTGGGATCTGAGCATAGACCAATGGGTCCGTGACGGCAGACGCCCCACGTTCCAGGTAGCTGCGGACGTCGTTTTGCAGCGACGTAAAGGTCATTGCTTGTGGCATTATTCTTCCTTATGCAAAAGGCCTACCTCGAGGGGTTTCCTTGTCGATTATAAGCGCAACCCCTCTTGGCTCAGCGTCTTCTGTGTTTGGGATGCTGATATGCGTCCAACGGTCAAACTCACGGATGATCTGATCAAATGGCAAACCCGCAGCAATCACAGCGCGGACTACTTCGTCGGGAGTCACACCTGGCACTCGGAAGTCAGCCGCACAACCGTGACGGTGTTGGCTGGAGTCCTTGCTGCCCACTGCGTCATTGACCTGCTTGCAGCGGAACGCAGAGTTAATCATCACAGGCTTGCCACCCAAGGTAGATTTGACCTGCTCAAGCAATTGCGCCAAGCGTTGCAGGTTGCTTATTTCTTCCTGTGTCGGGCTGTTATCAAACTCACGGTGGTCGGTGACGGTAAGTTCCGCAAGGGTGAAGTGTTTACTTAGGCTTGTCATTGCCGTTTTCTCCTATTTTGATGCCAGTGATAAGGCCAAGAAACCCGCCAACAATAGTCTGAAACGCAGGGCCAACAATTCCAAAGAGTTTGTCGTTATCGACTAGCACGTCAAAGAAACCAAACATAAACACAACAACCATTGACAGCACGGTAAGCGACAGAGTGACGGAAGCAATCAAAGTAACCCATTGGGATAGTTGCTCTCTGCTCATTTGTTGCTCCGCATCTCAACAATTTTCTCAGCCGTTCTGCCACCAAAATATGCGAGAAACACGATCTGACCCCATGAACCTAGCAGATTTACGTAGGACTCTTGTGCGTTGTATCCAAAGGCTGACATCGCTGTAAACATAAAGTAAGCAATAAAGATGGCGATTAGTGCGATTGGGCGAATGTTCTTAGACAGCCACGAATCCGATGCCATGTCAGCAGTCCACCGTGCAGTGGTGTTTTCCTGTTCAGCCTTAAACATCTCAGTCTCGTTGGCCATCTTTGCCAACTCACCGCTTTGGGCAAGCGTAGCCAGCTCAAGCTGGGCTTTGGCCTTGGCCTCTGGGTCGGGGATCAGTTTGTCGATTAACTTACCGCCAACTGCTAATAGTCCTGTAATGTCAAACATCATTTTCCTTTCAAAGCAATTACACCCCAAGCCACCAAAATAAAGATGGCCGCAGCCACCAGTATGCACAACCCCATTGTGATGGCCTCGTCTATTTCCTTCTTGCGGTTCTTGGCCGCTTTAGCATCTAGTATTTCTTGCGTTCTTCTGCGCTGCACAATGCTGTTGCGCTCTAAAAGAATCTGACTCCACAACTGGCTGTGACCTTGGTTGATGAAGTGCCACTTGAGTTCTTCTTCAGCCCGATTCAGTTCATGCAGTTGCATGACGGTACTCATCGCTTGGCTGGTGTCGGAACTGTATTTCTTCTTCGGGTCCTTAACTGCTTCCTTTGCAACCTTTTCCTTTGCATCAAAGAACTTCATCACATCGCCGGTGATGCCCTGAATGTCTTTGCCCATCTTGATGGCGGCTTGGATGCCTTTGATGGCTCCTTGGGCAACTGCGAAGGCCGTTAGTGGGTCCATGATGCTACTTCTTGCTTTGGCAAATTGTAGTAAGCAGCCTCCCCATTTTTTCTCGCCTTTATTGCATCATCAATAAGTTTATA